GGACACCGGCGCCTGAATCTCCGGCACCGGCCGCAGCAGCGTCGCGTCGCCGACCAGCCGGCGGGCCGGCGCGGTGACGACGAGCGGCCCGCGGGTGGAGGACGTCGCCACACCGAGGGTGTTGACGTTGTCGACCTCGCCGAAGTTGTTCGTGCCGTTGTTGCGGTGGCATTCGAAGAAGATCTGCAGATCGGTCGCCGCGGTCAGCCAGGCCGGGGCGGCAAGCGTGCGCCGCGTCGTCCAGGTCGTGCCGTCCGGGGCGGTCTGGAACAGGATGTTGCTGCCGGACTTGAGGATGCGCATCCACGCGTGGGTCGTGCCGCTGTAGGTGATCGGGCTGGCCGAGCCGTCGAAGAAGCTCGTCCGGCTGACGCAGTAGAACTGGCCGGCGGTCTGGTCGATGTAGAAGCCGACGTCGGTGCCGGCCGCTTGGCCGGCCGAGTACAGCAGCATCTCCAGGTAGCACTCGCTGGTGGCGCTGGCGAGCGCCGGCGGGAACAGTTGGGCGTAGACGTCGTCCCAGGTGTAGACCGTGCCGGTGGCGTACGCGCTGTAGCCGGTGTCGCAGGTGATCCGGGCCCGGCCGCCGGTCTCGCTGGGCGTGCCGTAGTTGCCGGCCCAGATGCCGGTGTTGATGCTGTTGTCGTCGAAGTTGTCGACGACGGTGCTGGTGTTGGCCATGTCAGCCGTTCCAGCGGCTCGAACGCTTCAGCGTTTCGACCGTGCCGACCAGCCAGGTCTGCAGCTCGTGCGGCGAGCCGATGGGCCCGCTGTTGTGGAAGTGCAGGTTGACGACTCCGCCGCCGCGGGCGCCGGAGTCGGACAGGTAGGTCGGGGTGACCCGCTCCGGCTGGTAGTTCTCACCGAAGCTGTAGGTACGCCCGGACGCGCCGACCCCGAAGATCGGCTCGCGGATCGTGCCGCCGTTCTTCATCGCCCAGTGATCGTGGGCGTTGCCGCCGGCGAAGTTGTGCTGCCGGTAGATCGCGCCGGTGTAGGTGTGCCGCTTGCCGTTGTGGATGTTCAGCGGGTTCCACGGGGTGATCAGTTCCTTGGTCCGCGACTTGTAGTGCAGGTTGATCCACTCGGCGAGCGGCCGCGACGCCGGGAAGTCGACGGCCCGGCCGATCGCGTGGTACGAACGATTCCCGGACAGGGTGCGCGCGCCGGCCCGGAAGTCGGACAGCACGGCCATGCCGGGGAAGGCGGCCCGTACGACCGCTTCCATCCACCGGTACGTCTGCCCCGAGGGCGGGCCTACTGCGGCGGCGACGTCCTTCGCCGACGGGATCCGGGTCATCGCCGCGGTGACCGGGAACGGCCATTGCACCCGTCCGCCTTCGGCGTAGCCGACCTCGCCGGTCTCGTTCATCCGGTCCAGCAGGCCCGGGTTTTCGCGCTCGAGCTTGCGGCGCGACTGTTTGCGGATGACGAATTCGTCGGCGTGCACGATGCCCGCCGGGTCGAGCGTGTCGCCCGGTCCGGTCCAGCCGCCGCGGTCGTAGCCGGCGAACATGCGCCGGGCCGGGCCGGGCAGCTGGGTGCCGTTCTTCAGCGCCGTCTGGATCTGGGACAGCAGCGCGAGTTTCTGCCCGACAGGCTTGTCCCCGGTCATCTTGACGTTGGTGTTCACCTCGGGCGGGATGTCCCGGTACTTTCTGATCAGCTTGTCGATCTCGCCGCGGTTGAAGCCCATCTGCTTGAGGGTGTCCCGCAGGGCGTCGATCTGGCTGCGGTACTTGGTGTTCGCCTCGTCGACCTTGCCCGTGGTCTTGATCTCGGCCTCGCGCATGTCCTCGATAGCGCTGATCCGGTCGAGCACCGCTGACCGGTTCTTGCGGCCCTCGTCGGTGTTCAGCGACAGCGTGTGGGCGCCGTCCTTGAACTCCTTGTTGGTCGCGACCTCGGTTTCCTTCAGCTTGAGCGCGGCCTGATCGGCGGACATGTACTGCTTGAACAGCGATTCCAGTTGCTGCTCGAGCGCGTCCGCCTCGGCCTTCTGCTTCTTCATCTCCTCGGTCATCTCGGCCGTGTCGCCCGCCGCGCCCTGCTCGGCGCCGCCCAGGGCGCCCACCGAGTCGGCGGCCTGCATGGACTGGGTGTTGAGTTCGCCGACCTTCTTGTAGGCGTTCGGCAGCAGCTTCGCCAGCTGGTCGGTGTCCAGGCCGGACCGGGAGAGCGCGTCGTTCCACAGCTGCGACGCCTTCTGCGCGTCGTTCGTCGTGGCCATGACGGAGGTCAGAGCCTCGTCGTAGGCGCCCATCGCGTCCGTCGCGGAGTTGAACGAGGCACCCTGCGTCGACTCGTTGAGGGCATCGATGGCGGAGCCGACACCCGGTATCGAGCTGGTCAGGTCGTTGAAGCCCTTGACCCATCCGTGGGTGGCGGACTCCGCAAGACCCGCCTGGCGCCGGAAGTCCACCATGTTCTGACCGAAGTCAGTGGTCAGCTCACCGGCCACCTTGCCGGTGTTGGCGTAGTTCGTGAGCGCCGCTGTCAGCTTGTCGACGTTTGCCGCGTCGTTGCCCATCGCGTCGAAGACGGCGCCGGCGATCTCGAGTGCGACGAACACGGCCACGGCGGCGGCGGCCGCCTTGCGCGTCTTCTCAAGTCCGGCCGCCGCCTTCTCGCCGGCCGGGCCGGCCGCGATCAGCTGCTCGGTAACCGACGCGACAGCCGCGCGGTACTTCACCCAGCCCACGCCGGCGAGCAGCGCCGCGCCACCCACGCCGGCCAGGACGGTAAGGCTGCCGCCGACGGCGGACGGTAGCTGACCGAACTGGTCGACCAGGGCGTTGACGGCCTTGGTGATGACCCGTAGGCCGCTATTGGCGCCCGAGCCGCCCTCGATGGCCATCGTCTCGAGTGAGCCCTTGAGCCGCTCGAGGTCCCCGGCGAGGTTGTCCGTCTTGATCGCAGCAGTCTCGGCCGCGTAGCCGGCGTCGTTGGTCTTGTCGATCCAGCCCTGGATGCCCTCGGCGCCCTGCTCGTAGAGGATGTTCGCCGCGCGGGTGGCGTCCGAGCCGAAGATCTGAGCGAACGCGTTCGCGCGCAATTCCGGGGTCAGCTTGGACAACTTGTCCTTGAGCACGCCGGCGAACTGGGTGATGCCGATGAACTGACCTTGGGTGTCGTAGGCCGAGATGCCCAGCTCGTCCATCAGCTCGCGGGTCTTGCCGGACGGCGCCTGCAGGGACTGCAGCATCGTCTTGAAGCTGGTGCCGGCGTCGGAGCCGATCAGCCCGGCGTTCGCGAAAGCGGCCAGCGTGCCGGTGGTCTGCTCGATGGTCAGACCCGTCGACGCGGCGATGAGGCCGGACTGGTTGAGTGCGGCGCCCAGGTCCTGCACCGAACCCTGGGCCTTGCCGGCGCCGGCGGCGAGCAGGTCGGCGACGTGCGGGACGTCGGAGCCCTTGAGCTTGAACTGGGTCAGCGCGCTGGCCGCCGTCTCCGCCGCGGTGCCGACGTCGATCTCCCCGGCCGCCGCCAGCGACAACGCGCCCTTCAGCCCGCCGCCCAGAACGTCGGAGGTCGACACGCCCGCCTTGGACAGTTCCTCGATGCCCTTGGCCGCCTCGGTCGCCGAGAACGCGGTGTCCTTGCCGGCCTGGATCGCGGCGCCGCGCAGCTTGTCCATGTCGTCGGCGGAGGCATGGGTGGCGGCCCGCACGGAGGACATCTGCTTGTCGAAATCGGCAGCCATCTTGACCGCCGCGCCGGCGGCGCCGAGCAGACCGAGGCCGAGGCCGGCAGCCGCGTTCGTGACGTGGTCGAGCTTGCCCTCCTTGTTGGCCTTGTCCAGCTGCCCACCGAGGGTCTTCGCCTCACCGCCGGCCTGGCGCATCTTGCGCTGGTAGTCGGAGATGTCCGCCATGAGTTTCACGCCGACGGTGCGCACGCCATCACCTCTTCTCGACGATCCACAGCCGGGCCGGGGCGTTGGGGTTCGGCTTGTCGCCGTCGACGTCGCGCTGGGCTTCGAGGATCGACAGGCGGGCACGGCAGACGATCCGGGACGCGACGAACGCCGGGCCGGTCTCCTCGTGGCTCAGCGAGTCCTCACTGAGGTGGCCGCAGCCGCACGGGCACAGCCACGAGCGGTACATGGCGAGGGCCAGCAACTCGGCGCGGTCCTGCTCGGTCCAGGACGGCTCCCGGGTCGTCACCGACCGCATCAGCCGGCCGGCGTCGTCGTGCTCGTATTCGGTGGTCTCGGCCGGTTCCCGGCCGTCCAGCCGCGACGGCGGGACGCCGAGGCGCTCGGCGGTCTCTATTCGCCGCTTGAATTCCGCTTCACCAGCGATGCGGCGCGCGAGAAAGGGACGTCCACCTCGCCGCGGTTGACGAACCAGGCCGCGTCGGCGAGGTTGCCCTGCTGCCGGTCGGTGAGCTTGGCGTCCAGCTCGTCCCAGTCGACCTCTTCCGGTGGCGGGTCGATGAGGCAGGCCCGTACCAGCGCGGTCAGCATCGTCTCGTAGTTGGCCATCATGTAGCGGTCCTGCTCTACGACCGAGCCGTCCTCGTCGCGCCGCGGCGGGTGGGCGGCGACCATCGCCCGGAAGTCCGGCTTCGGGATGGCGCGGAACCGGAAGTCGTAGGTGTGTTCCCGCATCTCGGCCTCGAGGGCTTCGATGCGCTCGACGATCTCGCCGTCGCCGTTGCCGGCGAGGCTGTCGGCGGGCTTCTTCTGCGCCACCTCGAGGTCGCGTTCGGCGGCTTCGTGGTCGGCGACCAGGTCGCCGCGCAGGCAGATCGGGACGCTATTCTCGGGCAGTTTCGCCTCGGCCAGCATGGCCTTGAAGTTCTTCAGGGTGCTCTTGCCGCTCACGTACTCTCCTGGCGGGTTGGCGCAGGGCCGGACACCCGCCAGGAGGCCCGGCCCTGCACGAAAAAAGCCCCCGAGTCCGGGAGCCGTGGTGCGGTTGACAGTTCTTGACGGTTACGCGACTGCGGCGCGCATCGCGGGCGACGAGGTGATTTTGATCGGGATCTCGTACCGTTCGACCGTGTTCGGCTCCGGGTCCATCCGGGCGATCTCGCCGCACAGCGCCGGATACACCTCGATGGCCTGGGCTGAGGCCCACGCGGTCGTCGAGGCGATCGAGCGGCGCACCACCACATAGCCGGCCGTGTCGCGGATCAGCGTCGTGAAGATGGTGTCCGTGCCGGACTGCTTCTTCAGCCGCAGCAGCGTGCCGGAGAAGCTGGTACGGCCGTTGACCGTGGTGTTGAACGTCGAGTCCAGCGCGGAGGTGTCGACGTCGGCGGTGTCCGGCCGGAAGCCGGCCAGGCCGTCCGCGGTCTGCGTCGACTGCAGCGCGATGCCCGCGTTCAGTTCCGTGGTGGTCGGCGCGTTGATGTTCGCGATGGTCGTGACCCAGTAGACCCGGGTCTTGCCGTCGCTGGTGATGTCAGGCACTGGTCACTACTCCTTGATCTTGTCGGCGCTGGCCGCGAGCTTGGGGGACGGGGAACTCGTGGGCGCCGCGGCGGGTTCGTCGTAGCCGTCCGGGCCGCACGGGAACCAGCCCAGGCCCTCGTGCAGCAGGGCGGCCTCGTGGTTGAGCACGCCCTTGCCGCCGTGGTCGGCGTTTCGCACCCACTGGAACTCGAGGCCCACCGGCTCGGACGTCTCGGTCCAGCCGCGGACCTGGGTCCACTCGGCGAGCGCTTCGGCGCCCTGGACCTTCGCCTTGACGCCCTCCGGGTCGGCGATCCAGTGCAGGTTCTTGTCGGTCATCGCGTCAGTCCCTTTCAGGCCGCGTACAGCTCGTAGGTCACGCCGGTCAGCGCGCCGGAGAACGTGACCGTGGCGACGCCCGAGGCGTTGATGGCCGAGCGGGGGACGAGGATCATCCGCACGCCCGTGGCCGGGGCGGCGACGGGCGTGACCGTCCCGGGGTTGCTGGACGGGGTGAAGCCGGGGTCGAGGGTTGCGACGTTCGTGGCGGTGCCGGTCGTGATGACCCGCAGGAACACGCCGTTCACGCCGAAGCTGGACGCGGCGATCGTGTCGGATGCCGTAGGTGTGATCGGCGTGGGTGTGGTGCCGGTCGTGACGACCGACTGGGATGCCTGGAGCGCCACGCGGCGCACCCCCTTCAGATGGATGGGCAGGGTGAAGCCGCCGGAGTGCCGGCGAAAACGTCGGGTCAGCCGGGGACGCTGGTGAAGCCGTAGACGTCGACCTGGTCGACGTACAGCGCGCCCGTGTCCTCGTCGCGGGCGGCGGGCTGACCCTCACGCCACCGGATCGGGAAGCACGAGCGGCCGGCCACGACCGGCGTGCGGTTCAGCACCGCCGCCCGGGTCCGTCCGGCCTCGATGCGGGCGGCCATCGCGTTGCCGCCCACGTTGTGGCAGTAGGCCCACAGCTCGACGACGTCGGAGTCGAAGTCCAGGGACACCTTGTCGGGCGCGACCAGGCCATCCGGCGTGCCGATGTAGAAATACACGAGGACGTACGGCAGGCTCTGGCCGTCCGGGACCTTGCCGTCGAGCACCACCAGGGCGGGCGCCGTGTTGTCCGCGTCGAGTAGGTCCAGGAACGCCTGAGCATGCGGCTGGGCGGTCACCGCTCGCCCAGCGCCTTCGCGGCGGCGTCCTGCATGGCCTTGGCCAGCTTCGGTTCCTCGGCTTCGCCGGCCGGGCCCATGTGCGGGTGCGGCGGGCTGGTCGGCGAGCCGAACTCGAACAGGTTGCCCAGCGCGCCCTGCCGCTTGTTCTTGTCCGGGCCTATCTCCGCCCACGCGCCCTTGAGCGTCTCGTGCGTGTCATAGGTGATGGCCCTCGGGTAGGCCGGGGCGTGCCGCTTCACGACCGGAGAGATGCGGCGCTGGGCGTCGGTCTTGATGTTCTGCGCGCCGCGCTTCACGATGCTGCGCGCGTCCGCCGGGGCCACACCGGCGGCGTCGGTGAGGATCTGCGCCAGGTCGAAGACCTCGCCGGCATCGACCTGGATGTCGCCGGCCATCTCAGTCCGTCCTCTCCGTGACGCCGACGCGGCGCGCGGAGGCGTCCGTCTTGTGGAACAGGTCGCGGATGAGGAAGGTCCGGCCGACCAGATCGCCGTCCTGGGAGGCGGTGATGGTGACCTGGTCGCCGACCTCGAGGCCCGTGACCGTCATCGGCAGCTGGACGGTCAGGCGCAGCTGCAGTTGGTAGTCCTCGCCGGCGTCGTGCTGGTCGGCCTGCGCGAGGGACTGCTGCACCCGGCACTTGCCGCTGTACGGATTCGGAACCAGGTAGGCCGGGATGACCACGCCGGAGCTCGGCACGGTCGTCTCGCCGGTCACCCGGCGGATGGTGCACGCGTCGACCATGCCCGCCTCGGCGGCGGCCTGCGCGCGGGCGATCACCAACGTGCGCGACATGCTCAGCAGCGCTCGAAGACGAGAGTCGCGCGACAGTTCACGGCCGCCGGCGCCGTGCACCGGATGACGAAGCCGTTGCTGACCGGGCTGTCCGGCGTCGCGCCGGCGTAGTCGCGGATCACCGTGCCGCCGTTCGGGGTCACCAGGAACGAGTCGATCGGCGTGAGCACCGTCGGCTCTGACGTCGAGGCGTAGAAGCCGGTGAAGCCGTTGGTGATCGTGCGGCCGGCGATCTGGTTGACTGTCGCGGTCGTGTTGCCGGTGCCCGGGGTGGAGTTCGTCG